CAGCAAGAGATCCGATTCCGGCCGGAATCGGATCTCTTGCTGTTTGCAGAAGTGGAACACCGGCTCCCAGGCATTCTTGAACCGGTTGCCCCATCCGCCCGGCACGCCGTTGTCCGTCTTGCGCCAGCAGAACTCGTCGACGAACCGCCAGGCCCACTGGCGCACGTGCGCCAGCACCAAGTCCTTCACGTAGAGGCTGCGCTGGCCTCCGTCGGCGTGCTCCTTGATATTGAGGAAGTAGGAACCATCGGCCGCCAGGATTGCCGCGATGTTCGCCGCCACGTCTCGATACCAGTCCGAGTACTCCTCCGGACGGATGGGCTTGAACCCGCTCGAAGGATCATACTCGCGTTGCGTGGCATACGGCGGCGAAGTGATCGCCACGTTCACCTGGCGCGGATCTTTCTTGGAGGGGTCCATCAGCCGGGTGACGACCGCGAGATCGCGGCAATCCCCGCAGACCAACCGGTGCGGCCCGATCAACCAGAGGTCGCCGGCCTGCGTGACCGCCTGGGCCGGCGCTTCCGGAATCTCCTCCTCAACCTCGGGCGCCGATTCCGGCTGCTCTGTCTCGGCCAGCAGCGCGTCAATCTCGTCGTCCGAAAACCCCACCAACGCCAGATCGAGTCCATCGGCCTGGATGTCCCGCAGTTCCTCGGCCAGCAACGCGCCGTCCCACCCCGCGTTGAGCGCCAACTTATTGTCGGCGATGATATATGCCCGCCGCTGCGTCTCGCTGAGATGGTCCAGCACCACCACGGGAACTTCAGCAAGCCCCAGCTTGCGCGCCGCCAGGAGACGCCCATGGCCAGCGACGATCCCCGCACTGGAGTCCACCAGGATCGGATTCAAGAAGCCAAATTCGAGAATGGACGCCGCGATCTGCGCCACCTGCTCCGGCGAATGCGTCCGCGCGTTCCTATCGTAGGGGCGCAACCTATCGGTGGGCCAGATCTCGATCTGCCGCGCCATCGCGGGCGTAATTTGGGTGGTACTCATTTTCTGGGGCCCGAAACTAAATTCAGAACCACTCCCGGCGCGGTGCCCATCGCTCCGGCTCGCGGTGCGGCCGCGCGTCGCGGTACCACGGATCGAGATATTGCCCATTGGCGTCCCGGCGCGGGCCCCAACCGTCGTCGGCCCATTGGGACCGGCCCTTTGCCGAAGGCGCGGCGGGGCGCGATGCCGATACGGCCGCGGCGTTAGTGGCAGGCGCCGCCGCCGCTGTGCAGACCGGGCAACAACGCGGGCAGAATGAGCCGCGATGGAACATGGGCCGGTGCATCTTCTCGGCCCGCCCGCCGCACATCAGGCACGCGCCGGTTACCTCTGCCGACTGGATGCACCGCTCCATTAGCGGCTCTCAGTAATCTGACCGGCGGCTGAACCAGTCACGCTGATCGATCCAGGGCCGGCGCTCCCGGCCCGCCGATGGTGAGGGTTGCGGCGCCGTTTGCCGATGCACTTCTTCTCCCACGGACTTCGCCGCCATCAGCGCTTCGATGTGCTGCGCCTGCTTATTCAACCGGAACCGGCCCGCGATCAGGGATTGCAGTGCGGCGTAAGCGTAGCAGCGCGCGTCCAATGCCTCGTTCCGTGCGCCAGCCTTTTTCGTCCACTCCCGGTGCGCGAAGCCTTTCGTGTAACGGACCCGGCACGTTTCCGCCGTAAGCTGCTCGAAATAACCCAGGTCGTATTGGTCGCTGATCGGAAAATGGCAGTACCCCGGACCAGGCTCGGTGATCTTGAGCCGCGCGTACAGCGCCTCTTTGGCGGCATCGACCCCGATGACCCACAGTGGCCGGTTATCCTTCGCCTTGCTATGCATCCGCGGCCAGATCGGACGCTGGCCCGCCGCACCTTTGACGGGGTACATCTTCGGCAGCGCCCGCCGACGGCCACGGTCGCTACAGAACTGCTGCACGATGGGTTGGTGGTACCCGGAGTCCACGCCGGCGGCGGCAATCTCCAACTCCTGCCCGCAGGGGTGCTCGAACGTGAGCGAGAGCACTTGGTCAAAGCCGTCCCATAAATCGCGTTGCGCCGGGTCGCCTGGCAGCACGATGTACGCCAGCGACCACGACTCCTCGTCGCGGCCCCAGCCCACGATTTCCGCTTCGATGCGGTCGGCCTGCAAGTCCGCGCCGAGAGTAATCAGCACGACGCCCGCCGGCAGCATGACGTCCGCCCGGTAGCCTTGCCGCCGCCCCAGCAGTTCGCCGGCATCCGTTCTCGCCGCGCCCGCCTGCTGGAACGTCCTCGGCCAGAACGGTGTTGGTGAACGTCTGCATCCGTTCCGGCGACTTCCGCGCGCGCAGGAAGTCCTTGGCGATCTGTCCCCAGGTGGTCCACGGCGAGTACAGCCCGTTGAGCCAGAAGCCAGCCGTCTCGCCGTCGCCCGGAGCTTCCGCCCGCCACTGACCGCGTTCCAGCATCGCCGCCTTGTGGTGGTCGGCAATCTGCCCGTGACAGCGCTCGCATTCGTACCACGCCTCGGCTGGCTTCCGGTCCGGCCATTTCACCTGCGCCCAACGGAGGATTTGCAACGTGCCGCAGTGCGGGCACGGCACGTAATACTTCCGCTGGTCCGATTCCAGGTACGCCTGCTCGATGCGGCTGACCTCCGCAATCGTCGGCGTCGACACCATGGCGATTTGCCTATTGGCGAACGTGCCGGTACGCCGAATCGCCAAGTCGACCGGGTCACCTTCTTCCGTGCCCGCCGCCCCGGTGGATGCCGACGGCGGGTAAGCATCCACCTCATCCATCATCAGGAAGCGCGCCGGCATGGACCGGAGGCCCACCGAGCTGTTGGCGCCCGTCGCCACCAGCACGCCGCCGGGGAACTCCTTGGCCAGGATCGTATTGCCGGAATCGCGTTCGCGCGGGTCGGAAACGCGTTCGGCCAGTGCGGAAGTGTTTTCAATCAGCGGCGCGATCCTCTGCCGGGAGAACCGTTTGGCCAGTTCCACCGTCGGCTCGACAAGCATCGCGGGGCCGGGAGCGTAGTGGATGATGTAGCCCAGCATGTTCAGCAGCACTTCGCTACCGCCGATCTGCGCGGGCTTCATGAACACCACGCGCGAGTACGGCGAGGACGGGCTGAGGCAGTCCATGATCTCCCGCAGGAAGGGTGTCCGCGACGTGCGCCACCGGCCCGGCTCGCCGGCCGAGACCCGCGAGAGGACACGGTACTGGTCGCTCCACTGGCTGATGGTGAGCTCGGGATCGGGTTGCAGCGCGCTGGCGATGGTCGAGCGAATCCCGGCCAGGATCGTGTCCGGGCTAGGCGCGTGCTCAGATGCCGCCGATGGCATGGGCCAGCCCCTCCAACTCGCGCGAGAGTTCGGTCTTCAGGACCACGTGGACCTTCTTGGAATCGCTTTCCGCCGCCAGGACGGTGGCCAGGCGGTCCGGCAGCCCGAGGATGCCGTCGCGAATCGTGCGGACCGCTTCCGCAATCGTCTTCCGGACCGCTTCCGCCTCGATCAGCCGGGCTTGTTTGGTCTCGAACTCCAGTCGGCGAAGCTTTGCCCGGAAAACCATCTCAATCGTGCGCGCCTGCCCGAAGCTGGCGCCGCCAGCCTGTGGCAGGGAGTCGGCGGCGGGGCGGGCATGTGGCGCCGTCGAGGCGGCGGGAGGCTCGTGCGCGTCCTCGACGGGCTTGTCGTCGAGGACCGTGTCGGTGGCGCGGACATCGATCTTGCCACCGCGCATCACGAGCACGCCGGCCTTGGCCAGTTGCGAGATGTATTGCCGGGATTTTCGACGGTGCCGGGCGTATTCCGCCTGCGTCATCACCGCCGTTTTGGATTCGGAGGCCATTTGCGTTTGTCAACTTGACACGTCAAGTAGTCCGCCAGGACTTATCTCTCGTCAATTGAGGAGATTAGCTGGCGTCGAGTCAGGTTTTGTCAAGTAGTTGTCAAGTGGTTTTTCGGGCCTGTCACTGCGTGAATTGCGCAATAATGCTACCCGCGGCCCGCGCGCCCGGTCAGGTCCCGTGAATCGTCCGGGGGTATGCCAGCTCGTCGTCCGGCAGGTGTTACCGCTCCATCCCGCGCAAGGACACGAACTCTTCCGTTTCGCCCATGCCGCAGCTTATCCCCGTCAGATTCAATCGTACGGCGTGCCGAAAACCGGACCCTCGGGCGGCAGTCTTATACATCCGCGGTTTTCCTTAGCCGTTTGTTCAACCGCCCAAGCAGGCGGCAGAAGCCGCCAGCATTGCGAAGTGGCCGGTCA